GCTACAGTTGGCGCAGTCCAACCCCCAGATGCACAACTTGCATGCTGCGTATCACCGCATGTATCAGGCGCTTGAGGTTCAAAACATCGATGAGATCCTGCCTCCACCGCCGCCTCCACCTCCACCACAGGATCCGGCGGTGGAGAACGGGGCCATTATCAACGGCCAAACACCACAGGCTCACCCACAGCAGGACCATGATGCGCACATCCAAGCGCACTTGGCGTTGCTTGAGCTTTCCGTGTTGCAGAGTGCCGCGCCTGTATTGGCTGCACTGTACAACCACATCTTGCAGCACGTCAGCATGAAAGCCCGTGAGATGGTGGACAAAGAACTGGCAGCCCTGAACGAAGAGGCCGGTCAGTCTATGCAGCAGCTGCAGCTTATGGTGCAGGCAGGAGCCCTTGATATGGCCACTGCGCAGCAGATGATGATGCAACAACAGCAGGAAATGCAGCGCATGACGCAGTTTACCCCTGATCAGATCGAGGCTCGCGTTGCCCAGGTTGAAGCGGAGTTGATTAAAGAGGTCACACCTCTGATGTCATATTCTGGCAAAGACACGGAAGCGAAAGATCCACTGGTTGAAATCCGCATGAAGGAGCTTGCAATCAAGGAGATGGAGGCCAACCACAAGGCAGCTATTGACCAAGCGAAGTTGGAACTTGAGGGCATGAAGGTTGAGCAGCGTGCTGTAACGGATGCGGCTCGCATGGAGTTGCAAGAACAGATTGCTGATGATCGCAACCAAGTAAACATGGACCGCATTGAGATGCAGCGCCAAGCCATGGAGAGTCGCAATGCCGCTCAAAGAGGGTAAGTCACAGTCGACGATCAGCAAGAACATCAAAACCGAAATGGCGGCAGGCAAGCCACAGAAGCAAGCGATTGCGATTGCTTTGGCTAAAGCTGGAAAAAGCAAGTATGCGACGGGTGGAACGGTAAACAGCAGGTTTAGTAAGATCTCTACGGCGCAACGATTTTTGGGTACGTTTTGATATGAGCGAGGATTTAGAACGTCGAGTGGACAAGTTGGAGCGAGAGCACGAGGACTTGTCTAAAACGAAATTTATGCACGGTTGTGCGGATAAAGGAGAAAGACCATGATGGGACCGAAAAAATCACTGCGCCCCAAAATGCGGCCAGAACGTATGGAAGACTTGAGCCCTCGTGTGACTGGTCGTAAGCAACGCATGCGGGAGGATGAGCCTACTGAAGACCTGAGCCCTCGTGCGGAACGAGGCGACATCGAGTTGATGCTGCGGGAAGAGGAACTGCGGAAGACTTATCGTAACCAGATCATGCGGGAGGATGATCCTACTGAAGAAGAGGCTGGTGCAATTAAGCGTGGCAACCGTGCGAAACGCAGGAAATCCAAAGAAGGGTTCTACCGTGGCGGTGACGTACGCTACGCCTATGGCGGCAGCGTCAAAGCAAGAGGGACTTGTTACTGATGCCTACGATCATGATCAGCATTATGCCAGATGGCATACCTGTCGATAAGATGGAACAAACAGACGAGGGCGGCCCAAGCTGCCCTCTGGCCACGCAAGATCCGGACGTGAACGAAGAAAACAAGATGGCGGCCGAAGAGGAAGCCAACTATCGTGATCCGGCAAATGACGGCGGTTTCCGTGCGGATGAGGTGTGCGCAAACTGCGGGGCATACAACCAAACAGAAGACATGCTTGACTGCATTGGCGACGAGAGTGGCGAATATGGTTACTGCCAAATCTACAAGTTTTGTTGTTACCACGAGCACACATGCGATGATTGGGTCAAAGGAGGCCCGATTACTTCTGTGATGGCAGAGGGCGCAGAACGGGATATTCTTTAATGGATATTGTTGATTTTGCGAAATACATGTATAAGGTACTACAGGAGCGCGAACAAGATATTACAAGCGCTTTGGGACGTGATGCTGCCAAAGACTGGGAGCATTACAAACTCATGGTAGGTGAGATACGGGGCCTTACCTACGCTCGTGAGGAACTTAAAGCCCTGCTGGAGAAAATCGCAGACGATGTCGAAGACCTTATATCTTCCTGAGCATGTCGCGCAGAAAATAAAGAAGGAACGCTCTGGGGCCTCTGAAGAGATCCCTGAGAACTCCGTCCAAAGCGCGTATGTGGACGCAAAGGACAAAGTCCTTGATCCCTCTCTCCTTGACAAACCGCTAACAGAACGGTTGCCGCAGCCAACAGGCTGGCGTTTGCTTGTGATGCCTTATCAGGGCGCAAAGAAAACGATTGGGGGTTTATACATTCCAGATGAAGTTCGTGACCGAGAAGCGGTAGCCACTGTTGTGGCGTACGTTTTAAAGCTCGGCCCACTTGCCTACAAAGACCCAGACAAGTTTGGGCCGGACTCTGAGCCATGGTGCAAAGAGGGGCAATGGGTTTGCATTGGACGATATTCTGGATCACGCTTTAAGATTGACGGCGGTGAAGTGCGCATCATCAATGATGATGAAGTCATTGCTACGATCTTAGAGCCAGATGACATTAAGCATGTCTAGGGGGACAAGATGAGTGAAGAAAGACTTGAAGTCGAAGAAGAAGATCACGGTGTTGAAGTAGAAGTTGACGCACCGGAGAGTGCATCAACGGAAGGTGCACAGGTCGAAGCAGCGCCGGAAGACGGCGATGAACTGGATGATTACAGTAATAAAGTCCAGAACCGAATTAAGAAGCTCACGGAAAAGTATCGCAAAGAAGAGCGTGACCGTGAAGAGGCTGTTCGAATGGCTCAACAGTTGCTGCAGGAAAACCAGCAGCTGAAAAGTCGTATGCAAAACTTGGACAAGGGTTACTTGAACGAGTATGGCACACGGCTTGAGGCACAGTCAGCCGCGCTTAAACGTATGTACAAAGAGGCATACGAGTCAGGCGACACAGAAAAAATGCTCGAGGCTCAAGACGGTTTAGCTAAAATGTCTATTGAGCAAGAGCGTTTGCGTTTGGCAAAGCAACGTTCAGAAAAAGTTGAAGTACAGCGGCAACATCCGCAACAGGCTGTTATGCAGCAGCCCGTACAACAACAGCCGCAGCCAAAACCAGATCCCCGTGCGCAGAAGTGGGCGGAGAAAAATGATTGGTTTGGGTCTGATGAAGTAATGACCTATGCGGCATTTGGGATTCATCGTAAACTTGTCGAAGAAGAAGGGTTTGACCCAGCGAGCGATGAGTATTACAATGAGGTTGATCGTCGTATGCGTGCGGAGTTTCCGCATCGCTTCAAAGGCGACAAGAAATCGGGTGGAGCACAGGTCGCACCTGCTGGCGCTTCAGCAACCCGCAGTACTGCAAAACAGGGGCGCAGGTCGGTTAAACTATCACCGTCACAAATAGCGATGGCGAAACGGTTAAACGTACCGCTGGAAGAATACGCAAAGTATGTGAAGGAATAGCACGATGGCCGATAGAACACCGCGTAAAAGCGAAACCCGCGAAGCAAACTCGCGCAGAAAACCTTGGGCACCGCCCAGTCACCTTGATGCACCAACTCCACCAGATGGATATGTGCATCGTTGGATTCGAATTGCAATGCGTGGTGAAGAGGATCGTATGAACGTTCACTCTAAACTGCGTGAAGGATGGGAACCTGTCCGTGCAGATGAGTATCCAGATTTCGACGCACCTGTTATTGACGAAGGTAAATATCAGGGTGTCATTTCACAAGGTGGTCTGATGCTGTGCCGCATCCCTGTTGAAACGGCGCACGAAAGAACTGCATATTACGGGGGCAGAACCCGCGAACAAATGACTGCCGTAGATCAGGACCTGATGAAGGAACAACATCCTTCAATGCCGATTTCTAATACTCGGCAAAGTCGTGTATCATTCGGAGGCGCACGTCGCGACTCTGATTAATTTGGAAAAGGATTGCTACTATGGCAAACACTAACGGTGCATTCGGGCTACGTCCGATTGGCGTCCAGGGTTCTGGCGCAAACACCACTGGTGTGACCGAGTATCGCATCGCTTCCGGCAACACAAACGCGATCTATCAGGGTTCTCCCGTTATCCCGCTGTCAACAGGCTTTATTGACATTGTTGGCGCAGCGGCGGGTGGAACTGTTAGCTTGTTGGGTGTGTTCTGGGGCTGTGAGTACGTCTCGTCCACCACTGGTAAAACAGTATGGTCAAACCAATGGCCAGGCTCTGGCGCGGATTCTAACTATCCCGTCAAAGCATATGTGTTCGACAACCCGAACCAAACATTCGTAATCGCATCTGACGCGTCGTTGACAAACGAAGCGACTGCACGCGGTCACGTTTTTGCAAACGCAAACTTTGCGACTGCAACATCTGGTTCTTCCACTACAGGCATCTCGTCTGCTAAGTTGGGTGTCAGCACAATCGCAACCACTGCAGCCTTGCAACTTCGTATCATCGGCATTCAAGATGATCCAGAGAACCAAGACTTCACTGCAGCCGGTATCCCTGTAATCGTTCGTCTAAACAACAGCTTCAACGCAGCCAACGGCTCGATTGCAGCTGGTACTGTTTCGACGACAGGCGTATAAGGAGGCTAACGTATGGCTATCTCTCGCGCACAATTAGCGAAAGAGCTGGAACCAGGTCTCAACGCCTTGTTCGGTATGGAGTACTCTCGGTACGAAAACCAACACAGCGAGATCTACACCACCGAGTCTTCAGATCGTGCATTTGAAGAAGAGGTTATGTTATCCGGCTTCGGCGCGGCACCTACCAAATCGGAAGGTTCGTCCGTAAACTTTGACGACGCAAACGAAGCATACACTGCTCGTTACAACCACGAGACCATTGCGTTGGCATTCTCGATCACAGAAGAGGCTATCGAAGATAACCTTTATGATCGTCTAGGCTCACGTTATACTCGTGCGTTGGCT